CCGTAGAAATAACATCTCCTGCTCCAGCCGTAAGCACAGTTTTTGCGAAAGCTTCTGGAACACTTTCACCTTTATCCACTCCACCTGCTATTGATAATGTTGTAGATGCAAGAGCTGTTTGTCCTGCAGTTAACCCCAAAGTTCCTCCAACTCCTCCTGTTAACATTATTGCAGCAACCTCAAGTGGATTGTCTTTAATAATATCAAGTGCATCATCAACAGTATTGTCAAAAAACTCTCCAAAATTTGAAAGCGCATCGCCTAAAACACCGCCTATTTTAATTGGCCCAATATTAAACCCTTTACTACCTCCTGAACTAACAGGTTTTTCATAAGATCCTGTAGCTTCGTTCCAGACTTCTCCACTTGTAGAGGTAATAAGAGGTTGAGTTTTTATTAAAGACTCTGTTACTTGTGCTTGAGATACTCCCAAAGCTGCTATTTTAGCTTGAAGGTCTTTAAGAATAGGTGAACCTGGAGGAACTATGCCTACTACATCATTATATATTTGTGTTAATGTGTCTAAATCTTCAGCCATATTACTCTAACATCCTTATTGGTTGTTTACCGAGTTTGACAAATAAACCGTGGCTAGTACTGTTTTCTAATGGGGCTATGCTAACAGTTGTATCAACATTTCGTAGTTTAGCGTGTACTAACTGCAAAGCAGGGACAAGACTTTTTTCTTTTAACTCAGAAGTATAATGAGTTATCTCATCTCTTTGTAAATGAGCTATGTAGTTATAAAAATTCTGCACAAAATTCTTACCAGTGTCTACATTTAAAAATCTTCCTCTTAACTTGTTAGGAAACTTTAACCCACGTTGAGCTATAAAAAAAGTGTTTCCTATTTGTATGGCTTCCGTAGTCTTTAAAGACAACTCTGCTATAACTTTAGTGGTCATATCTTGTATTAAATTAGGATTTGCGGTAGCTCTTTTTTCTAACTGTAAAGCTCTAACAATTAACTCTCGCATATCTAGTTTGTTATTTTTACTATCAACTAATTCCACTAAGTTATCTCCAAAATACTAGCTACAACGTGTAATCTGTTTGCTGTAGCAGCGGTAACTTTTAGTATCTCTGTAGTCTGAAGAACAAGAGGTGCAGATAACAACTCTGCGGTTGCATTGGCAGATATAGATTTGGTTTTAAATAGACTAAATACATCAGATCCATTTGTTAGAGTAACCGTTATAGTATCTGCGTTACCTGAGTCTTCAGATACAATTATAGATTTAACTATAGCTGTAGTAGACGCAGCGCAAGTATACAAAGTGGTAACACTTGTACTTGTTAAATCAACTTTAGCATTTGTGTAAGTATTTGCCATTACCCCATAAACCAACTAAAAGAATCAGACCTATCCGCAAGAGATGTATCTCTTAATGTATTATCTATTTGATTAAAATACAGACGTATCACGTTATTAAATTGATTAAACTCTTCAGCGTTATACTCTTTTGGTGGGTAAGGTAGAGCAGGAGCTTTAAAACTTACTTCATAATCAGCCATTATCTTCTCCCGTCTGGGCGCATATCAACCTTTGGAACGCCCAACTGCCATTGTACACCTGTTGCACTAGATTCTACTTTTAAAGCCATTTGTCTACCTCGTAATCTAGTATGTATTTGAGTTGTATAAACCTCTACTGGCGATGTAGCTGTTCTTGTTACAGTTCCTGCACTATTTCCACCCTCAGATAGCGGTGAATTTAACCCAGAACCTGAAAAACTAGAAGGACTTAATGTTAAAGTTATAGCGGGAGAACCACCTGTTGATCCTTCAAAAGATACATCTGGAACCATACGGCTAACAAACATAAACTTATCGCCATCATCTAGATCAAAATCAGCAGAACTAATAAACGCAGATATTGCAGCTGTCGTGCTTGTCTCGTTGTCGTCAATACCTCTTTCGTGGTCTACAAGAACATTATTATATGTAGCAGCTAATGGAAAATCTCTAAGCCCAGAATCTAACCACGCAGATCTAGCCATGTTGCCGTAATACCATATATTTTCTGAGTAATTATATATAACATACCTGTCTATATCAGAAGAATCAGCAGAACAATAAAACCACCAGACTTCATTAAAAGCTTCGTTAGTACCACCAAAAACTTGAGTAAGCTGATCTACATTAAAATCATTAAATATATACCTCCGCACATCACAAGGTAATGTTTGGACTCTACCATCGTACATATAAAATTTATCTTTACCCATCCAGTAAGCTATACCATTTCCCATAGCTACACTGTTTTTAGAAGCAATAGATGTTGTTTCTCCTAGAATCTGTGCGCCCCATACACCTGAGTTTATCCCAACATACTGTAGTGAATATAAGGAAGAATCTGTCCAAACAAGAACCTCTTGCCTAGACTGCATAGCAGAAACTATTTCTGTTCCCCTAGACAACCTAAGACTACCTGCTTGGTTTGTAGCTAACGGATTCCATTCCACAGCACTTTCTTGGTCAGACCAACGAATTAACATAGGGTCTTTTGTAGAAGAACCAATAGGATTAGTACCAAAGCAAAATACAAACCTGTTAATATCAGACACAAGCATAACATTTTGTTTGGAGGGAACTTCGGAAGCTCCTGTTCTAGAACTTAATAAAACTCCGCGTGTTGTTGTAAGTCCTGCAGAAGTATCAAAATAGTATAGAGGCCCATTTCTATACCCAAAAATTAAGTCTTCTCCAAAGTTAGATTGTGACCATATTCTAAGTTCATCAAAGCTAGCTTCTCCTTGGTTCCAAGCTCCAGCTCCAAAGCCACTTGCACCCCACCCCTCTAGGGGAGTAGCAGAAGTTGATCCTGAATTTATCTGATAGGTTCCAACAACAGAACCACCTCCGTTGCCTGAATCTGAAGATGTAGACACAATATCACTAAATTTGTTCGTGGTATTACTTAAACTTTTAGCTATTATAGTATAAGCACTTGAAGATTTTACTGACTGAATAGCATATTCTTGATTTAACACATCTGCAGTAATAGCTCCCCCCATTGTAACTGCGCCACTAAAAGTTACAGAATCATTATCAACTGCCCCATGATCTGCATCTGTAACTAAGATAGTAAAAAACGATACTGTGGCTCCTGAACTATGTGTAGCTGCTGTTGTGCTTGTAGACACATCTTCAATAATAGAGGAAGCCCCTCGTGTACAACCTGTAAGAGATCCGTCTTTTAGACCTGTGTAAGATATAACTTCACTATCTATCTTTACTAAACCTGAATCAGGTATTCCCGAAATACTAGCTAGAGGTCCTATGGTAGCTGTAGTAGTTGAGGTCACAGCTGCGGATAAAGTAGTCTGTAGTGCAGAAAAAGTTACCTCTCCTGCAGAAGTGGTGCTTCTTATAGGGGTGATATTATTGTAATTACCACCATTTTCTATGTAAAATTTTAAGTTTGTGCCAACACCAAGTAAATTCTGCCCTCCTAGAGTAATCCAGTTAAACAAAGAACGTGCAACTCCGTCAAACTTTGCTACGTTAATCCGTGTCCAACCACCTATTTTTTCAGGTAATCCTTGCCTAAATCGCACATTATTGCACTCGTACCAGCCACCTTCATTACTATACCTAGTTCGTTCGCGGTTTACCCCAGGTTTAAAATCTAGTTTTTTAAGTGGCATAACACGTTACCCTATAAGCTCGAAGTGAGGTCCATCAATGAAGGGCCTTCTGCCCTCTGAACGTCTTAAATCAACATACTTCATCATAGCATCTTCTGCTGTGCCTGGATAAGATCTTATGTCACCTTCCGACCACGCTGCCCCCCACTTAATAGAAACACCATGTAGTTGTGCAGCTTTTTTGAAAGCATCACAGATATTATCGTAAACATTTATCTCCCAAACAACATCTGAACCATCATATGCAACAACATCAACGGCATGTGAATACCCAGAATCTTGTATTAAGTGTTTCGATTTCATGGTCTGCGATCTTCCAGAATTGTATAATTTCTGCTGCTCTTGAACCGATCTGACCCCATATGTGACTCCGAAATCAATTTCAGTCAAACCTATGGCACTTTCGACAACTTTTACCAAGTCGGGATGTACACCTTCTAACTTAACTTTTGATCTATTTGATAATGAAAAAGCCATTTTATTTCGTTAATCCTTTCTGTTTTTCGTATGTCCTGAGTCCCCCAATTCCCAAAAGTCCTCCTAAAACCGTGAGAAGTGTATTCATTTGAAACTCAGGTAAATCAGGCACGTTTACACCAATAATAGCTACTACAAAAATAATAACAGGCTGCAAAACAAAGTGATAGAAAAAAGCAACCCCACAGACCCAACCAACGAAAGGACGCCAGCCACCTTTAAAAAGGCTTCCAGAAGCTGCTTCTTCTTTATTGACTGCGATTTGTGCGAGTTGCTGTTCATGGGCTAATCTGTCTGCCATTGTTGCCAACTCATGTGCCAACTTAGCTTTCTGATCTTTGTCCTCTACAAACTTATCAAGTATCTGTGTAGCGGGGCCAATTAAACTATTTAATAGACTCATTTATCACATGCCTCACATTTCCCATTACGACCTGTAACGTATCCTGCCACAATTCCTACAACTCCAACTAAGGCATTATTTAAAAGACCTAATATACCCTCATCAAACTCACCGCCATGGTCAGCTGCAATCATAAACTCGTCTACAACTATCAAACCAAGTAACCCCATTAACCCAATAGCTAATATCATTACTGTAAAATCTTTCATATATTTCATTTTGCTTGCACCGTTAAATCATTGTTTCGTTTACTGTAAGCTGTTGCGCCCATAAACACAGATACTACAGCTGCTTGACTTACAAAAAAAGTATTTAAGAACCCTGATAACTGGTCAACACGAGATACGTCAATCAATGGTGTCATCATAGCAACTACGAATAAGACCATAGACCCCATAGCAACCCACGCCATCATGCGTTGTTGGTCTTGCATTTTATCTAAGTTATGGTGCATTTCTCGTCTATGCTGTAACTCTTCCATCTTAGTAGCCATAGCCATCTCGCCATCTGTAATAACACCGTTATTGTCAAGATCTGCGCTTTCCCAAGCTGAACCTTTTTCTAATTTTTTTTGTGTCATACTATCTCCTATTTAATAAACAGCCATTTTGGAGGAAAAAATATAGTCCAGTACATAGCTGCTAATACGATTGCGATGAGTAATAAATCTTCAATTTCCATCTAAAGCCCCTGTTTTCATAATATCTCCAAAAGACATAAAAGCAAATAAAACCCCAAAAACTAAAACTACTACGCACAACCCTATTGCAAAATACCCTGCTATTTCCATAATTTCTTCTTGTTGTTGTTTTCTTACTCGTATTTGTTCTTTTCTAGCTGCTTTTGCTGCTTCAATCCTTTTACTTCTTTCTGTTAAAATTGTTTGCCAAGTGCCATGTCCAAACCGTTGATCTACTAAAACACTAACTTCGTATAACTGTTCAGCTGCGAGTTTTGCGTCAATAATCTCATGAGCAACACTTTTTACACCAAATTGATCCGCAAGAGAGACA